TGACTTTAGCCGCTTCATTATTCTCATATGGCAGCTATACGCTGGCTTTGCGAACTTGAACAAGGACTTCATCACAACCGCCTTCACCATAACTGAGTAAGGAGGTAACTAACTAATGGCAACATACAAATCTTCCGCTGGAGCTATTCTTCAGCCTGGTAATCAGACAAAAAACCTTTCTGGTTTTAATGATGAGGGTGTATTCGGTTGGCCTGGAGTTGAGGCTTTTGAACTCATAGGGTTCGCAAAAGTTTCTAACCTAGAAGCAGCTAAAGCTTCTAATAAGAGCTTCAGTTTGACTGTACCTTCTCCTGATCGTCGTCCTGATGATCGTGTACGTGATGATCGTACAAGTTTAGTAGTGAAAGCTAGTTCTGCACGTCCTGCATATGTTTACGGTGCATCTATTGCATTGGCTCAAGACATTCCTGCAGGTGGTGAGCCTTCTTTCCCTGCTTCTCCTGTTACAGCAGACTTAGATGGTACTAACACTGAGGTTCTTCTTTTAGGACCTGACAATGGTGGTGCTCCTCTAGGTATTCCTGGAACTCAATTAAATGGTTTAGCAGCTGCGTCTGCAAGTCTTACAATTGGTGCTTCAGGTATTGCTCAAGGTACATCAGCTACAACTGCTGCAAAACTACCTTTCTGGTCAAGTGTTACTAGTACAATCGCTGCTGGCGATGCTGCTAACTCCATGATGTACAAGGTGACAGCAGATACAACATTTAAGATCTATAACTTGAATGCTGTAGCTAACACCACAGTTACTGGTGATGGTGTATTTATTAGTGCAGCTGATTCAGAAGCTGGACGTGCTGCATATTTGCTCGGACGTGTGACATACATACGCCCTGCTGCAGATGTCTCATGGGATGATATTCAGACATTTATCGATTTTGCTTCTCAAGTAGGCGGATCTGATAGCTGATTCTGTTAATATAAAAAATATTAAGCGGGTCCTTGTGGCTCGCTTTTTATTTTGTCTATACTTTAGATATTTATAAAATGTTCATGCAATTAATTACTGTTTTGCTAATTATTGGAATTACTTTAGGATTGATAGGTATATTCATGGGTAATTCTCATCCCAACCACCCACAGTAGAGTTGAAATCAAAGGTGGACACTGGTATGCTAGGCAGAGGTTAAACACTTAAGTTATGTTGTATCAGTACAAGCCAACAGGTGGGTTAGTAGAAGTTGTTTCTCAACATGGGGAAGGAATAAAGATGTGTCTTGATGCGAATGAAGAAGTTCTTTATGCAGATGAAGCAGATTTAGTTCCTCATATAGGGGCAACCAATGAAAGAGATAGGAATGAAGAAAAATATACTGCTGAGTTAGAAGCAGAGGGGGTAAAGCCTGCAAACCTCACCACAAAAGATACTTTTCCTATCGATACAAGAGTTAACATAAATAATGCAAGTGCTAGGCAAATTGCAGACTCCTTACCAGGAGTAGGTTTGAAAACAGCTAGAGATATAAAAGATTTACAAACCTCATGTTCTGGTGAAAGATTCCAAAAATTAGAACAGTTACGAGCTATTAAGAGAGTTGACTGGGATGAAATATTTAAGGAGAATCTAGTAAGAGTTGATTAGTTTATCTTGAAATTATTAGATGCTTTTGCTGGTATAGGAGGTTTTTCATATGCAGCTGAACGTTTAGTAGGTGGATTTAAGACTACGCAATTTATTGAGATTGATGAATACTGTCAATCCGTATTGAAGAAGAATTTTCCAAATACTCCTATTCACGATGACATTACGACGTTCAAAGCAGCTAAAGGAGAATACGACGTACTCACAGCTGGATTTCCTTGTCAAGATTTATCCGTGGCAGGATCACAAAAGGGAATTGGAGAGGGTACAAGAAGTGGATTGTTCTACGAAGTCGTCCGCCTTATTAGGGACATTCAACCTAAATTTGTCCTCCTTGAAAATGTTAGAAATTTATTGTCTCACAAAAACGGGGAGACGTTCCAAGAAATCCTCTTTCAAATTGCCCAAGCAGGGTACGATGCAGAATGGAGCGTTATATCAGCAGCAGATATGGGAGCCTGTCATAAACGAGAAAGAATCTGGATCATTGCCTACCCCAACAAATCAACGTGCAGGGAAGGGAGAATTTTTGAAAACATTAGTAACGAAGGATGGGAAACCAGCAAAGATAGGAGAGAGGGCATACAATCCCAAGACGGGGAAACATGTTCAGATAACTTTAGACAGAGCAGTGGAGTTGTTACCAACACCGAGAGCACAGGAGCCAGGATCGACCAACGAGGGTTACGGAGACAATCTGAAAGAGGGTGTGTGCAAACAGATAGGAATACCGACGAAGAAACATCCTTTGTTACCAACACCAACAACGATGGATCATCTACCTCAAAGAGGTTACGATTCAATGTTGAAACAGACTCAAGTCCACAGGAAAGGGAGATCCAAATTAGCCAATCTAAGAGAAGCAGTAAATCCCGAAGCAGTAGAACTATTCAACAAGTTGCAGAAACTTCCGACTCCAATGGCGAGAGACTGGAAGGGCAGATCGGGACAGGGATTCCAAGATCGATCTGGTGGGAGACCACGCCAACTTCCAGACGCCTTAACCCAAACTGGTCAGAGTATGCATCTAAACCCGTCCTTCGTAGAGGAGATGATGGGCTATCCAATCGGATACCTCGTATAAAAGCATTAGGAAACAGCATTGTTCCAGCTTGTGCAGCTGTTCCTTTACAGCGTATAAAATATTTAAATGATTTAAATGAGAGAACTTAGTTCACGTAAAATAATATTAGGCTTATCTGTAATTAGTTAATGAAGTTAGATACTTTTACGCAGTCTAAAGTGCGATGGCATTTAGGTTACAACTTGACTTCGGTTCCTGCTGGTGACATAAGTCGTTTGGAAGAGGCTTTGAATAATGTACAAGATTCTTTTTGGTTCAGTAAAATAGTTGAACAAATAAATAGATGTGATGAAGCAGAAAAAAGAACTGATATGACAGGTAGTGTTAATAATGACTTAACACCAAAGAGTAGGATTGAAAGTATAGCTGGTGATGTTGATCGTACCGTTTCTACTTCTGACTTTAGAGAAACTTTAAAAACATGGACGCAAATTTATATTTATGAAACAGATCGTTTAGCTTTGCATTTATACGTACCTAACTACAGAAACCCCGAACAGGCTAGATATAGATTTAATCGTGAAGGTGCTGAGTTTATACAAGCACTTCCTGGCCCAGCAGATGTAGCAGTTGGGACAAGACTTTTACTTGAAACTAACCACAGGTAAAGCTCACGTTTTTTCCTGTTATTCTTATATTTAGGAGTTATCTTCACCAATGGCAATCACTTATTTTCAAGATACAATTATCAGTACTGAGACACTTTCAGCTCCAGCGTCTGGTACCGCTTTAGAAGTGGCTGTTAATAATTTATTTTCAACCAAGAACTATACTTTTTTAGTTACAGTCGCAAGTATCAATACTAATGTAATTGTAAGACTAGAAGGAAGTTTAGATGGTACGAACTATGTGACGTTACTAGCTAATCGAACAATAACAGCTAATGGAAGTACATTTGAAAGTGTGATAAATAAACCTTTTAAATGGCTTAAACCTGTTTTTGTCTCTGAGTCAGGTGGAACAGCCGCAACTGTCACGCTTTCCATTGCAGCAGCATAAATGGCGATTAGACCTACAACACGTTTAGGTTATCGGTTTAGTGTACGTCCTCATAAATGGCGTGTAAGAGAGTTGTTAGATAATAGAGGAGAAACTAATGTAGAAAAATTTATAAGACCTAGAGCACCTAGACGTATGGCAGGTACTAGAATAAATGCTGAATTAATTACACCAGGTTCTGCACCAGCTCCTTACGTAAAAGGAGATGACACTCTCACACAAGACAACATTGATCTTATGAGTGAGAATTTAGATCCTGACGATTTAGAACCCAAAGATTATGTCTAAGAAAAAAATGCCTCCACAGCTTCTTGAATATTTCAAAAAGAAGCAAGGAAAAGATGATTCCAAAGCTGACGACAAATCTGAAGATAAAAGCAAGAAAGATGATAAGAAGAAAGAAGCTCTAGAAAAGGCAAAGAAACAAAAAGATAAGAAATAATATCCTTTAGTTATAATTAAAGTACATTAACTTTTAAGTAGACGTGTCAAGTAGTAGCTCCAATAAACAACCGTTAATGGTGGATCGCCCAGCGAATACCTCCACTCTTTTAACTGTCGCCTCTGGTCAAGCCTTTTCAACAAGTTTGATCCCCACTGCAGTTGGTAATGCTACTAAAGTATTTGATGCTGACGCAGCTTTAACAGATACTGCTATTAGTGGTGCATACATTGATGAAATATGGTTTCAATATAGTAAAAAAGAAACTTTTACAATCAGTCCTAAAAGTGCAACTGCAAGTACATGGGCTAATACAGGTACTTCTTGTACAGTCACTCCTACAGGTGGCAGCAATGTACGAGTAGGACAAAAAGTTTTTGTAGATTTTACAACAACTAGTAATGCTATACCAGCTGATGGTGTTTATACCGTTACGTCTGTTAGTGCAACTACATTTACTTTTGCAATAGCAGCACAAGCAAATTCAAATGGTAACTGTACTGCACAATTGCCTACAGATTTCTGTTTTTATCTTGTTTCTGCTGCTTCAGTCACTAACACAAACCAATTTTTTCCTTTATTTACAATAAGTATTGAATCTTTAGTAGAAAATGATTATTTCAGCTTAACTGAAAAAGGTATTCTTCCTTATATAAATCATCCAGTCCCTCAATCAGGAGCAAATATAAACAGTGCAAACAGTTTAACCATACCAAAACATCGAGGATTGATGTTAAGAAGAGGTCAAGCCTTGTTTGTTGCTACTAGTGGATCAACTGCACTTACGAATGCATTTTATTGCAATGTTCAAGGTGGTTTCTATTAAGGACAATGCCTTTTGGAGTAAATTCATTCAAGAATCCATCTAAAATAGGCTTTGATACAAAGTTCAGTAAAAGTTTTGAAAAAGATAATCAATTTAATAATGATAAAGGCTTTAAAATCACCAAAGATCCTTATAAAGTAGATAGATTAAAGCGTAATTATGGTGCAAGTGAGGTTGATTTTTATAATAATGATTCTTTATGGTCTAGATGGCGTAGAGGATATGAATTATATTTAACAACACAAAGCATGATGGGTTCTACAGCCTCAGAAAGAGGTGTTAGAGGAGATTATCGTTTATATTTTACTTTTCAACAGTTTCCAGGTGTATTTATACCTGCTCGTATTTATATTTACCCCTCGGCTAAAGAAGATTTAGGCGAACATATTGTAGGTATGAGAGATACTGATGCTTTTAGCTTTTATGAGCAAGGATTACCAATATTAGGTGTCAGATATTTAGGAGATGTGGTTAATTCAACATATAATCAATCAGGTACTACTTTAGTTGTTGCAAAACAAGATCACGGTTTATTTCCAGGAGAAAATGTATTTTTAGATTTTCAAACAGGTGCCGCCGTTGATGAAACTTTAACTATCACAAGTACTACACAAAATACATTTACTGTAACAACTTCAAATTCAACAAACACTGGTGGCAATGTTAATTATTATTTATCGACTACTTTTGGGGATGCGCGTTGGACTTCTACTAGAGTTCGCCTTCGTAGTTTGCCTACAGACATTGCTTTCCTTTCAGGCGAACGGCTAGGTGACCGTCTTGTTGAAAAAGATCCAGGTATAAATAGTACTTACACAAGATCTTCAAACACAGTAACAGTTACATGTAGTTCTGTTCATGGTTTAAGTACAGGTAATACAGTTTTTATTGATGTTACTAGTGGAGTTGTTTCTTCTGGTAGATATAAAATTACAGTTATTTCTACAACAAAATTTACTTTATCAACAATCACTAGTGGTACGACTAATGGAAATTTAAAATTAAGTCGTTTAATTAGAGGACGAAGGTATGACAATTATGTTGCTTTTACTTGTACAGGTACTGACTCAAGTACAAATGAAATTATTTTTCAGAGAAAAGATAGTTATGGAGCACAAACTTTAAATAATAAAGCTGTAACAACTGTACCAGCACACAGAGGATTTGAAATTGGTAGATTTTTAAGTACTGATTTACGCTGGCAGTGTTCATGTCAAGATTTTTCAAGAAGAGATAACTATAATCTACAAAGTGATTTACTTAGTGATAGATTTCCTACAACTAATGTGAAATCAACAAGGGAAGGACAGGTTTTAAAAACTGACGGTACTTTATCTAATGAAAATGATCAACCAGGTGTATTTAGGGATCTTGGTTTTGTTACAATTAATAATTTTTATGAACTCCCTGAATACGAAGATAAAGCTGAAAACGTTGTACAAAACTTAGCTTATTATCAATTACGTTGGTGCAAGCATATTTATGCGGCAATGTGGGCATTGCTCCATGATGAGGGTAACGAGCCTATAAATTTGACGGCTACTTATGTACAAAATGGTCCGAATATAATTATTACTTCAGAAGGACATAATCTTGAACAAAATACAAAAATACAAATTAATTTCACCAGCGGAAATGCTATCTCTGGTGAATTTACTGTCTCACAAATACAAGATGTAAATACATTTGTAATTGTTTATCCTTTTTCTAATCAATCAAGTGGTTACTGTACAATTAGCAATTTAAAAAAACATGAATTTGTAGGTTCATGGTTATTAGAACCTAGTGATAGACCTATAGATAAAGGTTTAGAGCGTTTTAATCAAAGATTTGAGAAAGAAAAAATAAATATACAAGAAGCTTTTAGAAATGTTTTATTGGCTAAACAAAATACTAAATGGAGTGGTCAAAAAACAATTATCGGAAATAGAAATCAACCACAATTTGTTGCCGATTTTGATCCTTCAACAATAGGTATGCTTTTGACAGATGATATACGTAGAGACAAAGATGGAAATCTTAAAAGAGATGGTCGCCAAGTAAACACTACTAACCGTATGACGATGTTAATTAATAAATTATTTAATCAAACTCCTACTGAATTTCAAGATATAAAATTAGGTATTGTTGATAAACCTCTGAATGAATATGCTAGTGAATTTGAGTCAGGATTAATAGATTGTGGTCAGTTTGCCGCAGGATTACCTACTGAAAAAGCTGATACCTTGAGTACAATAGATTGTGGAACCTATAATCCACAGACCGATCAGGATACAGTCGTAGACGCTGATCTTTACATCAACGCTTAATTATGGCTGTTCAGATTCTGACCAGACGTTCGAGTGTGCTTCATGACAGACCTTTTCCTATACGTCTTGGCAATGCTGAGCTTGCTGTTAACAACAATGCAGCGGAGCCCGGACTCTTTTTTGCTGATAACACAGCTTCTCCTTCAACAGGTTTAGTTAAAGTAGGTCCTACATTTGTTGGATCAACTATTCCTAATGCTTCGACTATAGGCTTTGCTTCTTATAGTAGAGGTGAGTCTTGGTTAGACACTAGTAGTACACAGATATTAAAAATATTTGACGGTACAAATTTTCAAACAACAAAAGCAGTTGTTTCAAATACAACAGGGTTTCCTTCAAATCCAGTTGATGGGCAATTACATTATAACCAAACTGCAAATGCTTTATATATGTGGAATCAAGCTAACACTTCTTGGATAGCTGTTTAACTTTTAGTTAATAAATGATCAAGTATTCTGTCCAGTTTTGTATGGACAGACTGCATCTCACGTAAAAAATCTTCTTTCAAAACATAATCATGGATTACTTCATTTTTTAGTTTATCAAGGTCATTTTCAATGTTATAAAATCTTCTATCTAATTTTTTATTGAAATTTCCTAAAGCACGAGACAAACCAGCAAAAACACCGACGCTTCCAGAAATAATAGCAGCGATGAGTTCGACTTCCATGTCTAGTTCCTTTTTCTCTATTCTAAAGGGTTTTTACAATTTAGAATAAAAGATAATCAATGAGACATGTATGCCTTCATATGAGCCAAATATAGAAGGTGCCATTGAGATTCTCGTTGACATCATGCTCGCAGAAAGTGTAACGATGGCACGAGAACCCTATGCACCAAATTTTAGAGGGTTAGTTGACGCTTTAATAGATCTTAAAGAAGGGTTCCCAACAAGGGTAACTGGTCGTCTAGAGGTTTCATTAACCACTGGTGAAAACATCACTCAAGGAGACGCACTTTATCTTGATACGGGAACAGGAAAAGTTAAGAAAGCAGTTGGTAATGCCACAGAAGATGAGGCAACTGTTATTGGATTTGCAAAGGAAACTAAATTTGCAAACAACCCATGTGATGTCCAAATAGCAGGAATATTAGCAGTCTCTGGTCTGAGCCCTGGAGTCTTAATGTTTTTATCTGATACATCCGTAGGTGCTATTACAGCTACGGCTCCTACAACATCAGGTCGATTTGTTGTAAGAGTAGGTGAAGTAGCAGGTACTAACCAATTAATTATTAGACCAGAACCTCCAATTAAACTCGCTTAAGTAAATGGCAACACGTAAATCACTTACCGTTATTAATGGTCTCTTTGCTGAGATAAATACGTCATCGGATAAGTTAGATCTGGCAGGCAACACAACAGCAGATTTACCAGAAAATACGAATCTGTATTTCACTAATGCCCGTGGGCGTGGTGCTGTATCTGTAACAGATGCAGGTGGTTTAGGTAGTCTTGCATATAACTCATCATCAGGAGTTATTACATATACTGGTCCGGCTAACTCTGATATTAGAGGGTTGGTTAGTGTTGCTAGTGGATCAGGACTAACTTATAACTCTTCTACGGGTGAAATAGGAACAAGCTCTATACCTAATGGTCAATTAGCTAACAGCTCAGTAACTATTGGAGGAACTTCATTAGCTCTAGGTGCAACAGCTTCAACAATTGCAGGACTTACATCTTTAGCTGCTACTACATTAATTTCTGGAGTTGCTGATGCCGCTAACTCTATATCAATAGGTAGTGGAAATATAGTTTTTGAAGGTTCAACTGCAAATGGTTTTGAAATAACTATTACAGCAGCGGATGCAACTGCTGATCGTACTATTACATTTCCCAACGAGACAGGTACAGTCTTAACAACGGCATCAAATATAAGCCCTACAGTCGATACTTTTACATTAGGTAGTACAAGCATTCAATTAGGATCTACAACTTCTACAGTTGCAGGTCTTACAGCTCTTACGGCAACAACATTAAATGCTGGTGTCGCAGGTGCTGCTAATGCAATAAGCATGGGAAGCACAGGTATTGTTTTTGAAGGCTCAACTGCAGATGCAAATGAAACAACATTAAGTGTTGTTGATGCCACAGCAGACAGGACAATTAACCTTCCAAATGCTAGTGGTACTATTGCTTTACTTACATCTTTAAGTGTTGCTAGTGGGTCAGGTTTAACTTATAACAACTCAACAGGAGCTTTTGGTACCAGTAATATTCCAAACGCACAATTACAAAATAACACAATCACATTAGGCAGTTCATCAGTAGCTTTAGGAGGAACATTAAGTTCTCTTTCAGGCATAAGTTCATTTAGTTGTGATCAAATTACAACCAAAGACAATGGTTTTAGAATACAAGATAATGCTGACACTTCAAAACAATTAGCTTTTGAATGTTCAGGTATTTCGGGTAGTACAACTCGAACATTAACGGTACCTAACGATTCAGGGACAATATCTACTGAAAGTTTTGCTACCGCAATAGCAGTTGCATTAGGATAGTATTATGGCAACACAAGTACAATTCCGAAGAGGAACGACAGGTCAAACTCAGACCTTTATTGGAGCTCTTGGTGAGATAACAGTAGACACAAGTATAAGTACAGCAGTTATCCATGATGGTACAACTGCTGGTGGATTTTCTTTGTTAAAAAGTGATGGAAGTAATAGCTCATTACTGACAGGAACAGGTGCTAATCCATCTCTTACTTTTGTTGGTGATAACAATACAGGATTGTTTTCTGGTGGAGCTGATCAGATAGGTCTTGCCACTGCAGGTAATGCTAGACTTACAATAGATTCATCGGGTGTTTCAACTTTTAATGGAAATGTCTCCATTAATGGAGATTTATCTGTAACTGGTTCATCCCCAGACAACCTCGCTCTCATTGTTGCACTGAGTTAATATGGCTAATACCTTCAAGAATGCTACTAAACAGAGTCTTGTAACTGATGCTGTTAGTTCGACTAATACGAATATTCTTACTGCTGGAGGCTCTTCTACGCTTATTCTTCTTAGTGCTATGGTCGCTAATAAGACATCGACGAGTGTAAATATAGATCTCTATATAAAGCCTAGTAGTGGTGATGAAGTTCATCTTTTAAAGGATGTACCAGTCCCTGCTGGATCTTCACTTGAACTTATTAGTGGAAGTAAAATTATTTTAGAATCTGGTGATGTTTTACGAGCTAGATGTAATACAGGCTCTGCTGCAGACATTGCTGTTAGCTTCTTAGATCAGACTTAAGATTATGGGATTAACACTTGTTGGGGACATTGCTGCTCTTCAGGCGCAGTTTACAGCTATTAAAGAAGAGATTGATAAACAATTTGATAAGACAATATTGAATTTAGAAGAAACAAGCTGGGCAATTATTCGTAAGAAAAGGGATTTTTTATTACGTACTACAGATTGGACAATGACAGTTGGTTGTACTGTAGATCAAGCTGCATGGGCTTCTTATCGCCAAACTCTTAGAGACATACCACAAACATTTACAGATTATACAAAAGTAACTTGGCCTACTGCTCCATCAACAAAAGGACCTAACACAACTGAGTAGCTATATAAGGGCAGAATACAATAGAAGATAATAAGTTACTAAATACTAAAGATGTATATTGGGAACGATCTGCAGATTGCAAATCCTAGCTACAAAGTAATTGACGATATAAGTTCAAGT